CTCTATATAAAAAAGTAAAGAAAGTACCTAATCAATCCGTAACCCAAAAGGTAATGGGTAAATGGCAAATTGATAATAAAACCAAAGAGGTAGTTAAATTAGATAAAACAAAAGTCCGTAAAGGAAAGATTAAAGACCTAAAGAAATAATATATACAAATACGATTTACGAAAAAAGCTAAAAACGACTACTCTCACCCCCAACCCCCTCTCTCATCCTATGTTCGGAAATTCAATACCAATCCCGCCACCAATGAGTTCGAATCCTAATATCATCCATAAACCTAAACCAATATTTGTTATGAGGTTTAGAGCTTCAATGGATGATGCTGAATTTGGATATGTTAAAGATGTAATATACAAATCGGATATGAATAATGAATATCATATCATTTGTTTAAGAAACGATAAGGATAAGGATGAATTTGAAATGTATAACGCGGATAAGATAGATAGACAAGAATTTAATACAATCATTAATAAAATAAAATAAAAATGGCAAAGAAAGCAGAACAATTAGAGTTGTTTCCACAAGAAGAAACACAAGTACAAGAACCACAACCAACCCCTCAACCTATTAACTGGTATGAGTTTGATTGGGATAACAAAATTCAAACAATAGATGATTTAAAAGTTATCTTTAAAAGTTTGAGAATGACAGTATCAGAAAAAGCAGAAGAATTCGATACCCTAAAGAAATACCTTAAAGATGATGTAGCTTATACTACTAATTAATTTTTTCCATATATTTATTCCTAAACAAAGGAGTAACAATTTATGGCAAAAGCAAAAGGTTCATTAACATCAACTAAGGTTTCATTCGGCTCTCGTAAAAGAGGTTCAGCAAAGAAAGCTTATAACAAACACACACCCCGTCCAAAAGATTATCGTGGACAAGGAAGATAAAATGTTTAGTAGAGAAGTAACAAATGATTATGGTTCTTATAGTAGAGTAAATGATAGTACAATTTTATTTAAAGGAGTATTTGATAAAAACTTTAGAGAACTAAAAACGATTGACCCCAATACGGCAACGTACAAAGTATTTAATTGTCCTTCTCAATCTATTAATTTCGCAGTAAAGTTGGGGAGTAGTACATATATTCCCCAACATTTATTTGATAGGTTAGTAACAGCCTATAAAGAAAATAATCCATACTACACTATAAACGATTTAGTTATATTAGAAATGGAGTTAACTAAAATAATTTCATTTATAGAAAACAAATATGGTGGTGAGGTAGAAACAAACACAATCACATATATAGGTAGTACATCAGCATTTTCTAGTTCAGTAGTAGATGGTGATACTACTACATCAATTACAAGTTCAACTACAACCGTAACTGCTAATCCTAGAAAAGAGACGAGTAGTAGATTAGAATTAGCAGGTGTAACACAATTAGGATTTCAATTTTATAAAGATAATGATCCCGATATACTAAACGAAGAAAATATAATTAAACATATTTTATTTATATTTGAAGAAACTAATATAAGAATTAGTGGTACTTATAAAAATGTATTGTATCAGAACGCAGATGAAAGTGTTATCATAGCAAACTTACCAGCTTCAACCGATGTAGTAAAGCCGGTAACAACGAGAGTTACAAGTATGGATGATTATTTAAAAGATGTAGTAAGAGAATAATAAATAGTTATATATGGATATTAATAAACTATTAAAGATTACCAATATGTACGCAAAAACCAATTGGAGAAAGTATTTTGATGAAGATGCTTCTCCCGCTGTTTCTAACTATATTTCTATGAATGGTGATACATTATATCCCTGGATTCTACAAATATTAAAAGGAGCAATTGAAGAAAATTTAGAAGAGGTTGCTATCATTAAGTTCACCGATAGTAAAATGTTCGCTACAATCGATAGGAGTGAGTATAAAGACCTTCTAAATAAAATGATGGATTACTTTGTACAAAAAGAACAATACGAACAATGTGGTGCAATAAGGGATTTAATCCTATCAATCGATAATCCACCATCACCAAAACCAAAAAGAAAATATACCAAAAGAACTACTAAATTACAAAGTTAGTATATTTATAAGAAATAATAAGGAAAAAATAAATTTATGAGAACAGTATTAATAGGTTCGGACTTTATGTACGACAAAGATGGTAATTTAAAACCAATTGAAATCAATACAGCACTAGGCTGGGATGGTCCTGAAAAAATAGAAGCGGATATAGATTGTTTAGATTTAACATCATTATATGCATTTGTTGAAACCAATGGATTTACATCAATACATTATGTTGGAGATTTGGGAATGCTAAACAAAGCGTTAGAAGCTCAATATAGTGGTAGTTCAATTGTATATGAATTTCACGGAGTAGGAAAAAATTCCATCACAATACCATTTATAGAGGATAATGCCGAAACATTAATTATCAGAAGTGCATATGATACAACCGCATTAGTAGATGATACCTATTGTAGAGATAAGGTAGAATTTTTAAAACTGATTCAATCCGAATCATTTGGTTCTCAATTTGCATATTTAGATGAAGCAAATCAATTAGTATCAAACATAACAATAATACCAGATAATGGTGAGCACCCTAATTTTATTTTAAAATCAAGATATCCTGAATATGATAAGGAATTATTTCCTAAGTTTTATAAAGTATCAACTCAATTGGAATTAGATACAATTTTACAAAATGTCACATCAGATTACTTCTTAATGGAAAATTATTGTAACACTACTAATAATTTCGAAGGACATATAAAAGTAATAAGAAGTTTAAATATATTGTATCCACCAACATTAGAATCAATTCAAATTGGACAATATACTAAATTGAATCAAAATATATTTTTCAACGAAGTAATATATGATAGTGAAACATATGAGGTAGCTTCTGAATATAGAGATAGTTATGTGACAACCATAAACAATAGATGGTTACCAAAATTATTAGACACTGATTTAGTTGAAATGGCAGACGGTACATTTAAAACCGCAGTAGAATTACAGGTAAATGATTTAATTAAAACAATTGATATCCCAAATCCAAATGGTACGGATAATTCATCTTATACTACAAATTTTGCTATAACATACGAAACATTAGTAAGTGGTACAACTTATTCAACAAACAAAATTACTAATTTAAAAAAGATAAATTTATTAACATATATTCATGAATTAACGTTTGATGATAATAGTACTTGGGAAGATACGGGAGTTTCTTCTTATTTAATTGAAAGAAATAATGAGATTCAATTTGAAAACTTATTTGATGTTCAAATTGGAGATGTTGTTTTATTATTAAATACAACAGAAGGACTGGTTGATTTTGTTAGAAAAACAGTTACTTCAAACATTCAAATTAAAAAAGTATTTTCTGGATGGTTCATTTCAGTAGAAAATGCACATTTGTTTTTAACTAAAACATCATCCACAAATAATGAATCATTTGTTTCCATTGAACACAATGGTCCAGCCTGTCCACCATACGCTTGCCCGTGTCCAGGTACTTGTTCATCTTGTCCAAAAGGTGAACCATATTGTGCATGGCCGGGTCCATATTGTAGAGCAAATGGATACTCTGGATTCTGTCTGTAATATTTAAATAAAAAAATAAAACCAAATAAAATGGCAAATATAATAACAAATACCGAAATTAACACATTAAATACCACCTTAACAACTATTGGTAATTTAATAGTGGCAGCAAATTCTTAATCATAAAAAATAAGTTACATGATACACCTTATAAAAGGTATATTAACAAAGGAAGAGTGTGAATTTTTATCTAAACAATTTGATATCGAAAAGGTAAATAATTTTTCCTCAGATATTAAGGCGGATACAAATGAATCGTTTGGTTTTAGACCTTCGCATAATTTTAACAAATACTTGGAAATCCTAAAACCAAAAATATTTGAATTTGATAGTCAAATAACACATGTTGAAAATGTAAACACATATGTTAGAGAATACTATAATGCTGCATTTTTAGTAAAGCATATAGATAGAAAAGATATAAGTGTAACAATGTCTATATGTTTAGAATCAACAATAAATACAGAATGGCCACTATTTGCTAAAATAGATGGAAAAGAATATTCGTTTAATGCAAATGTAGGAGATGGAATATTATTATTTGGTGCAGATAAAAACGTACATTGGAGAAATACTTTATCTTGTAAAGAAAATCAAAGAGTATTACAATTTTTTTTACATTGGTCACCTTCTAATTTTTTTATAAAAAATACAAAATCACTAACATAAAAAATTATGTCATTTAAATACATATCAATACCAAATTTATTAACAAAAGAAGAATGTGATTTAATACTAAATTTTTCATTAGAAAATTTAACACTAAAACCCGCGGGTATCGTAGGAGAAGATAAACTCATTTTGGATAAAAGAAAATCTAATGTTGCATTTTATCCATACTATGAAAAATTTCCATTCATACTTGAAAAAATAACTAAATTACTACAAGAAAATATTAGTATAAAAGGCTTTGATTTAGATTATAAAAATAGTAATTTTCAATTTACAGAATATAAAGTTGGTGAATATTATGGTTGGCACGTAGATTCAGATGGAGAAGATATTAAACAAGATAAGAGATACTGCTCTTTGGTTATACAATTAAATGATGGATATGAAGATGGTGATTTAGAATTAAAATTATCCGATGGTTCAATAATGAAAGTAGAGAAGGGGATAGGCAATACTATTGTTTTTTTATCAAATATTGAACATAGAGTAACTGGAGTTAAAACGGGTGTTAGATATACATTAGTAAATTGGGTTGGTATAACAGAAAAAAATAATTACAAAAAAACATTATTATAATATGAAAATAGATTTTAAAGAAATTTCAAGAGCGTGGTATAATAAAATTAGACATTCAGCCGAATTAAAAGATTTAGCAGATAAACGATTTGATATATGTTTACAATGTCCATCTAAACAAGAAATACTAAATATTAAAGGAACTGAGTGGGCTTTGAAATGTGGTGAGTGTGGTTGTCCATTAAAAGGAAAAGTTTATAGTCCAAATACACACATTCACCCAAACGGTTCGTGTCCGTTGGGTAAATGGAAAGAAGTGGAAGATGAATATTTGAAATTCGTTAAAACAACTAAAACAATTATATAAACTTGTCTCATTTAATTAACAATCAACTTATTTGGATTTCCAACCCAAAGTGTGCGAGCTATTCGATAGAAAAGGCACTTAGAAATTCAAAACTAAAATTAGAAATGTATGACCCAAATACTATTGAAGGCCACTATCATGTCCCATTAAATGCGTGTTTGGAAATGTGGGGAAAAAAAGAAACAATTTGTATAACCAGAGATTGGTTATCTAGATGGTTAAGTGCTCTAAACTACGTTTGGGATACAATAGAATATTACAGCAATCACACACCTATTTGCAAATGGGAAGATATTGATAATGAGTTTATATATAAAACATTTGATACCGACTTTTTAAATCATTTACATTTACAAGACGAAAGTGGATATGGATATAAAACATGTTTTTTAAAAGTAGTTAAAGAAAAAGATGAACCATTAGCACGTAATACAAATGGAATGTCAACATTAATATCGCAGAGATATTACAAATCTAATAAAAATTGCACCTATGAATTTGATATTAAAGACATAGATAAATTTACAGATTTTATTGAAGAAAGGTTTGGTGAAAGATTGATTCTAGAAATAACCAACAAATCCACAAAAAGAGCAAATAAAATTGTTATTGATGATAAATTAAAATCGTTTATTTGGGAAAATTTTGAAAAAAGATTTGAAAAAAACAATCATTTAATTTAAATGAAAATGGTTTTTTGGTATAGTGATATAATACCAACACCTGGTATTCAATTTGTAAGTGAAAATTTATTTGATAATATTTTATTTAAAAATGTAGATACTGACGCAGTGGATTCTACAAAATTAAATTTTTTAGTTTTTAAATTGGAAACTAGTTGGGGATTTCCAAATACTTCATATACTCATTCGGATAAGTTTATAGAATTACTAAAAAAGCTACAAACCAAAAACTTTTATTTTATTGCAGATTACACACCGGAGGCACATACCCGGCCGGATGATTTAAGTTTATCTTTTTTAAATAAATTAAAAGTTAATGGTATTGATATAAATCGTTTAATTGTGGCAAATAATAATTCAGATAAGGTTGGATTACAATGTGCAAAATATGATAATTTTATATTAAATACTATTTACTTTCCTTATTTTTATTTACACACATACGATGCATTAAAAAATCAAATTGGAAATATTGGTATAAATAATACTATAACTACCGATAAGAAATTTTTATGTTTAAATCGTAGAATGTATCACCACAAATATCAAATTATTGAAGAATTGTTTAATAGAGGGATATTAGATGATACTAGATTTAGTTGGGTAGATAATAAGAATACAAAAAATTTTCTAAATAAAAAATTGGTTTCACATTTAAACATAGATGTAAATAATTTTAAAGCAATTCAATTAGAAGGTGATGTAATGTATGGTACTGAATTATCTACACATGAAGAATATCTTTACACAATAAATGTTAACTGGTATTACAAAAGTAAAGTTAATATCATAACGGAAACAAACTTTAATGAAACAGAAATTCACATAACCGAAAAGACTTGGAAGGCAATTTATTTAGGTGTTCCATTTGTTATATCCGCATCAAATGGACATCTTAAAACATTACGGAATATGGGATTTAAAACATTCAATTCAGTAATCAATGAGGATTATGATGACATGTATGGTAAAGATAAAATAAAACAAATCATAGATAGTGCAATAGAATTATCCAATATATATGATAGCAAAGAAGTATTAGAAATATGTAAGTTTAATCAACAACTATATTTTAATTTAGAACATCGTAAGAAAATATGTAAAGAAGTTTTTTTAGATAAATTATATGATATTAAAAATCCAATAGTACATAAAAGTTTAATTTAATATGATTATAACAATTTTAGCAGAACCAAGAAGTGGTTCAACAAATTTAGCTAATTGGTTTTATTTTAATAAAAATTTTACTACTTTATTTATACCAAGTGACCCCAAATCAAAGTGGTATAAAGCTGTATCTCCCAAAGAATATACATATAATACCGAACATTTATTAATAAAAGAAGATTATTATCATTATAAAAATTTTGATGAATTAATCAGTATTTCTGATAAAGTAATTTTGTTATATAGAGAAAACATAGAAGAGCAAATAGATTCTTGGACAAATGCAAAATTAACTAATAATTGGGAAAAACAATGGGTTTCAAAAAATATAAAAAATAATAATGAAACTATTTTTTTTAAAGAATTAAAAAATAGATTTAAAAAAGAATATTTAGATAAAAACTATTTTAAAATATCATATGAAGAACTATATCACAATGATGGTTTTCAAAAAATATTAGATTATTTAAATATGGATGAATTAAAAAATAAAAACTTTCCTTACGGAACGAAATATAGAATCTATGTTAATAAAACAAACACAGTTATTTAGTAAAGAAGAATGTGATATAATTTTAAATTTATATAACGATATTCCACAAAACTGGAATTTTAGTGATAGGAATTTTATTTCTAATTCCATCAAATATTCTTCTCAAACAAGTTGGTTATTTGATAAATTAAAAACATTTTTTGAAACGGAAACCAATATTCAAATTAGAGCAATTAAAAAACAAATACATTTTCATACATTTAAAGAAGGTGATTGGTTTGGAAAACACAACGATATTAGAGAAAATAGATTATATGCCATTGGTGTTTTATTAAATGATACGTTTGAAGGTGGTGACTTTAAATTACACAATCCAAATGAAATTATATTAAATAAAGTAGTTGGGAATACATATTTATTTGATGTAAAAATTGAACATGAAATAACACCAATTTTAGAAGGTGAACGCTTTTCTTTATTGTGGTTTTTAGAAAACGAACACATAAAAATAGAAACAAATAGATTAATATAACTGATTGATAATCAACACGTTATAACAAATACCTTAAAATAGTTGGTAACGTCATAATAATTTCGTATCTTTAAGTATAAACATTAAACCCTAAGATATGAAGATTATTTACAAAATTCTATATGTTATAGGATTGATTTTATTAGTAACCGCATGTAAAAAAGAAGTTACTAATCCAATTCCACCACAACACACAATTACATTTACAATTGATTCAGCATTAAGTTCAGATGGTAAACGAAGTCTACCAAAAGATAATAATGGATTTTATCATTTAGTATTATCTACAACAAGAACCCAAACTCTTACAAGAATAACAGGTACATTTTTAGTTGATGGTAAACCTAATAAAATACCATCACCCGTTCATGGAAATATAGAATGGGTAGGTTCACATTATTGGTTATTAAGAGCAGGTGAATCGGCTACGGCAATTGTTAAAACATATTTCAATCCATTTACAGGTCAATTACAAATTTCACAATTACCCAATTTAATTTCACAACAAGACCAGGTTATTCCTATTGTAAATGGAACATCCGGATTAGGATATGATGATGGTAATATTAATACTATGGCTGCACCTGTATACCCGATGCGAGGTGATACACTTACGATTGTAGCTAAAGCAAGATACACAATTGAGATACCCGTAGATAACTTGTTTTCAAAGACTAAAGTAGATTCAATACAAAAATCTATTAGAATTATTTGTGATTAGGAAAAAAAGTTGTATATTTGAGTTATGATAACAATGCCACAAACACCGATTACCGACCATTCCTTTAAAAGATGGGGAGCGATACGAATAGAAGAAAGTGATGGTGAAACTGATTTCTATTATTGGATATTACCTTTACCAAAAGAAGATGATGATGTTAGTGAAAGACCTACACTTATATCAATAGCAAATGATGAGTGGAAAAATATGGAGTTAAATGAAGGTGAGTATTTAGTAACATTATTTGATAATCTACCTATGTTAGAAACCGAAGAAGAAATTGAACTATTATATAAAATCTTAACAAAAGAAAACTTAACAAAATGAAAAAAACAGATGCAGAATTAAAAGCAAACTACGAAAAGTTTATTGCTATTGTAAAGAAATACATTACAGGAGATAGGTTAGATAAAGTATTATTTATGTATTCCGATGATGAATTAGGTGGAAACTTAATGGTATCACCGGCAAGTGGTAATGTAGGTTATCACAATGCATATGAGGGTGGGTATATTGACCATATCTTTAATGTTTGCAAGAATGCTTTAAAAATGAAAGATTTATTTATTGCACAAGGTGGAACACAAGATTTTACCGATGAAGAATTAATATTTTGTGCGTTACATCATGATTTAGGTAAATTAGGAACTAAGCAGCATTTACATTACATTCCAAATGATTCAGACTGGCATATAAAGAATAGAGGTGATGTGTTTATGAAAAATCCATCTAATCAATATATGACACTTACGGATAGAACATTCTTTACTTTGCAGGATTATGGTATTAAGATAAATGAGAATGAATATTTTGGTATTAAATTGACAGACGGTATGTATGATGAAGATAACCAAAAATATCTTAAAACATTCAATAAAGATAATGTTCAAAAATCAGCAATTGCAAGAATAATGCATTGGGCAGACCATATGAGTACGGTTATAGAACAATCACATAATAAGTCACAAAAAAATGACAAATTTTCATTAAATGTTGGACAATTCTAACAAATTGTCAGATTAACCTTAGTGGTATAGTATTTGAACTATATAGAATATTATTAACAAAACAAAAATTAAAATTATGTATTTAATTGATTACAACAAATTATTTGAAGATTTCTTTGAAACACCGAAAACAAAAACAGCTACATCTACTCACAAACAAGTAGTAGTTGATATAAACGATGATATCTTACGAATCGGATTGGCAGTTCCTGGTCAAACAAAAGAAACATTAGAAATTACTATTGAGGAAAACTTTATTAAAGTAAAATCAATAGAAAAAGAAACAGATGATGCAATTTGGAATGCTATTGCACTTCCCGTTGATGAATCTCTAAACATTGGAACTAATTGGGATATTAGTGCTACATTGGCATCGGTAAAGGATGGTATATTGTATATCTCTTTACCAAAGATAGAAGAAAAGAAACCAAAAAAAGTATCCATTAAAGTTGGATAGTTCAGTTATATTTAGTATCTTTAAGGGTAGTCACAAACGACTACCCTTTTTTTATTATGGCAGAATACTCACAAATATTACCACTTAGAACCGATATAAAGGTTGTAGACCAATTTGGATTCTTACCTTTATCAATTAATAGACCTACCAAAGAATCGAAGCTAAAGTGGCACGATGCCTATTTAAATGATGGTTTAGATGAACAAAGGAGAAGTGACACATCCGAGTATTTACCTGGTTATACTTTCTCAGAATTTCACGCAGGATTAGCAGAACAAATATATAAGTTTTGGAGTATGAAGGGTAGTAAAGTAGTAGACCCTTTTGCAGGTAGAGTTACGAGAGGATTTGTTGCAACCAAGTTGGGTAGAGATTATACTGGATTTGAGATTTCCCCTAAAACATATGAAAGAATACAAACACACTTTGAAGGACACGGTGTTAAGCCACATGTAATTAATAGTGATGGAACTTTAATGGAGGAAATTTCAGATAAGAGTGCAGATTTAGTTTTTACCTGTCCACCTTACTTTAATTTAGAAAGATACGAATCGGTTCCTGGTCAATTGAGTGATGAGAATAGATACGAATCATTTATGAGTAAGATTGATGTTTGTATTTCAAATTGTTATAGAGTTCTAAAAAGTGGAGCATTTGCATGTTGGGTTGTTGGTGATTTAAGGACTGGTGGTGGATTTCAAAACTTTCATGGTGATGTTATCAATTCATTTAAGAAGCATGGATTTAATCAGCACGATATAGTTATACTAGAAAACATTTCACCATTCGCAGCATTACAAATTGGTAAAACAGCAGCTAAGCGATATACATCAAAGGTACATGAATACTTATTGGTTTTTAGAAAGCCAGGAGATTACGAAGTACCCAAATATTGTTCTCCTGATGAATTAGAACAAGAAAACAAATTAGCAGAATTTTTTAAGTAATGATACAAGATAAATTTAATCAAATATATTTTAATGGTTGCTCGTTTACCGAAGGTGGTGGATTTGAAGCAAAGAAAGAACACGTTAGAGCAGCATATAAAGAACAATACGGATTCGAATATGAATCACAAGTAGATGTTTGTTATCCTACATTAGTTGGAAAGCAATTGGTGATTAAAATAATAAATGATGCAAAGAGTGGTAGTGGTACGGATAGAATTATTAGAAAAGTATATGATTACATTCTAAAAAATACATTAGATGAAGTTAAAAAAACCCTATTCATATTAGAATTACCTGATGCGATAAATAGATTAGATGTATTTTCAAACAAGTATAACAAATATTTGGTAGCAAATACTAATTATGATAGTAATGGAAAAGTAGAAAGTGTACACACAACATTCAATTGGATTAATGAGGGTTATATAAAAGATGAATTATATAAAGATACTATTACTCCTGTAATTAAACAATATTCAAATAGTTTTATAAATCCAATCCAATGGGAGTTAGAAACTGCTAAAAAATATTTAGGATTATGTTCATTTTTTGAATTACATAATATAGAATATTATATATCCGGCAATTATACTTACTTTATTAACCAAATTGATTTTAATAAATTTATTCCAAATTTTCGTAATAATAGAATTTTAAAATTAGAAATTAATGGTCAATTTGAAAATAATATTGTTACATTAAGTGAAAAAACTAAAACAAGAATATTTGATGAAATTGGGGTTGATATAATAAATGATGGACACCCTGGATTTCAAGCCCACCAACTATGGGCGGATGGCATAGTTACATTTTTAAATAACAAATATTTATATAAAAATAACAAATTATTATAAAAAATAAAGTATATGAGATACAAAGAACAAATCAGAAAAAACTTAGAAGCAATTGAAATAAGAACAAACTTCTTAAAGCAAGCAGCAGAAGGTAGTAAACAACTTTCTAATGCAGATGCAGTAAGGATGTTTGATGAAGTATTATTTGCATTAGGTAAAGTTAATGATTTAATTGACCTAGAAAGAGAGGGATAATGAATTGGTTAAAATGGTTAGTAGGAATATCAGCATTAATCATAGCCGGTTGTGCTGCATTTTTTTCTATAACTGGATTGGGTGTTCTATTTAGTGGAGCAGCTGTATCTGTTATGGTAATGGCAGGTTCATTGGAATTTGCCAAACTGGTAGCAGCAACTTATCTAAAACAAAAATGGAATGATATTGGTGGATTTAATAAGTGGTATTTAGTGTCAGCAGTGGCACTATTGATGCTAATTACATCTGCTGGTATATTTGGTTACCTTTCAAATGCATTCCAACAACAAAATCTTAAATTACAACAAGTAGATCGAGAGATTGCAGTATATTCTACAAAGATTACTACCAATGAAACCCAAATCGGACAATTGTCGGCACAATTAGGACAATTGTCGGCTACTCAATCCCAAATATTAGATAAGGGTAAGGTAAATTCTCGTCTTTTACGTTCAATTGATAGTAAAGATAGGCAAGTTTCACAAATTAATAAGAAAATTAGTGATTTACAAACTGAAAATGCTAAAAACAATGATGAAATCAATAAAATCAAAGTGACAAACTTAGATTTAGAAAAAGAAGTAGGTGGATTTCGTTTTGTTGCTGAAGCATTTGGTATGGAATTGAAAAATGTTGTAAAATTCTTCATATTTTTGATTGTAATTGTGTTTGATCCACTTGCAGTAGCTCTAATTATCGCTTTCAATGGTTTGATTGATGATAAAAAGAAAAAGCAAAGAGAAATTTTAACCGAAATAATGGAAAATGACGAAAAATTGGGTTTATATGATAATTTAGATGATTTAATGGAAGAAAATTATAAAAATTATGAAGTTTATGGTGATAATGGAAAAAATTCACCAAAAAATGAGGTTATAGTGGAAAATATTCCTCAAAATGAACCCATAGAAACCACATCACTACCATATTATGAAGAACCTAATTTTGATTGGGAAAACAAAAATTTATGGATAAATAACCCATCTGCAGTAAAATATTGGATGAATAGTGGTAATTCTATCAATAATTTCAAAAAATTATATAAACAACACTTGGATGAATTAGATAATACTAATTTAACAAAAACATATTAAAAAATAAACAATGGCATATTCAGAAAAGGTAATTGACCACTACCAAAACCCCAAAAATGTAGGAACTTTGGACAAATCTAAATCTAATGTAGGTACGGGTCTAGTAGGTGCACCGGAATGTGGTGATGTGATGAGATTACAAATAGAAGTTAATGATAATATCATAACTGATGCAAAATTTAAAACATTTGGTTGTGGAAGTGCTATTGCAGCATCTTCATTAGCAACGGAATGGTTGAAAGGTATGACATTAGAAGATGCGGTTAAATTAGATAATATGGAATTGGTAGAGGAATTAAACCTGCCACCGGTTAAGATACATTGTTCGGTATTAGCCGAAGATGCTATTAAATCTGCAATAAACGATTATAGACAAAAGCAAGGATTAGAACAACTAATCTTTGATGAATCACATATATAAAAAACAAAAAAAACAAATTATGAGTTTTATTATTGGTAAGAGTTGTGTTGATTGTATGGATACTGCATGTGCAAGTGCATGTCCGGTAGATTGTATTCACGGACCTATTGATATGGAAGGTTCAGGTGGTGAAATTGAAAGAGATGGTAGAACAGCATTTCCCGGTGGGCAAATGTATATCAATCCTGATACTTGTATAAATTGTGGAGCATGTGTACCAGAGTGTCCTGTTTCTGCGATATATGAAGATGAGGATTTGGCTATCAAAGCTGGAGATGAGGAATCGGTACATAAGAACTATGGTTTCTTTGGTTTAAAGTATAATTAAAATAAATTTAATTTAAAGATTAATGAAAGTATTAATTACAGGTGTAGCAGGACTATTGGGTAGTAGACTTGCAGATTATATAATTGAAAATGTACCAAATGTAGAAGTAGTTGGGATAGATGATTTATCAGGTGGTTATAAGGAAAATGTGAATTCAAAAGTTACATTTTGGGAAATGAACTTAGTAGAACATCCAATTGAAAATTGTTTTGAAAATCATAAGTTTGATTATGTATTTCATTTAGCAGCATATGCAGCAGAAGGATTATCTCCATTTATTCGTCAATACAATTACGAAAACAATTTAGTAGCAACTGCAAGAATAGTAAATCAATGTATTAAACATAATGTTAAAAGATTGGTGTTTACATCTACATTAGCAGTATATGGACATGGTGAAGGTGGAATATTTGATGAGAAGCAACAACAGGCGCCAATTGACCCGTATGGAGTAGCTAAGTATGGATGTGAGATGGATATTCAAATTGCAGGTGAACAACATGGTTTAGATTGGTGTATTATCCGTCCACACAATGTATATGGTAGAAATCAAAATATTTGGGATAAGTATCGTAATGTATTGGGTATTTGGATGTATCAACATTTAAACGGATTACCAATGACAATATTTGGTGATGGTGAACAAACACGTGCATTTAGTTGTATTGATGATATTGTTGAACCATTATGGAAATCTGCTATATTACCTACCGCATCTAAGGAAATTATTAATTTGGGAGGTGTAGAGGAATGGACAGTTAATAACGCATGTGAAACATTGAGAAGCGTAATTGGTGGTGGTGAAGTTGTATACAAAGAGGGTAGACATGAAGTTAAACACGCTATTCCAACCTGGCAAAAATCTATTGATATATTAGGATTTGAACATAAAACCAATTTTGAAGATGGTTTGAAGGATATGTGGGAATGGGCACAAAAACAACCTAAAAGAAACCAATTCGTTTGGGATACTTACGAATTAGATAATGGCATTTATTCATTTTGGAAAAAATAAAAAATATGATTACATTTTCAGAGTTCTATAATTCAATAGAACCAAAAAGTGACAAAGGAACATTGCATGATTATATCAATGGATATTATTCAACAGAATTTACTGAGGTTAGATTGGATAAACTTAATATAGTAGAAATTGGTGTTAGAAGAGGAGATTCTCTAAATTTATTGAGTAAGTGGTTTATTAATTCAACTATAACAGGTATTGATAATGGTAGTGAAATGAATAACAATGATTTAGAATTTGTAAGTAAAATACCAAATACAACTCTAATATTAGATACCGCATATTCAGATACTACTATTGATAAATTTGAAGATAATTCAATAGATTACTTAATAGATGATGGACCACATACGATTCAAACTCAAATAATTTCAATACAAAAATGGTTAGAAAAAGTAAAAAAAGGTGGTACACTTATAATAGAAGATATACAAGATTGGGATAACGAAAAACAATTCTTTGATGAAATATGTAATTCATTAGGAATATCTTATGAATGTATTGACTTGAGAAAAAATAAAAATAGATATGATGATGTTTTAATAATAATTAAAAAGTTATAATAAATGATTAAAAATTTAGTATATTATTGTTATTTTGAAAATTCGGAAATAAACGAATTTGCAAATTATAATATCACCTTAATAAATAAATATTTACCACTATTTAATGGACAAAGAATTATTAAAATTGCAGTAGATGATTTATTAAGGGATAATTCACATTTAATTAATTTATTTCCTAATTGTGAAATTGAATTAGTACAAAATAATTCAGAAACTAGAGAATCTGAATATTTTATACAATCCTTAAAGGAAATTAAAAACAAAAATTCACTTACATTTTTTGCACATAATAAAGGAAGTAAAAATGGTGGTGCTGGAAATGATGTAGTAAAGGTTTGGTTATTATCAATGTATTTTTTTAATTTAGAAGAACGTTATTTATCTAATATTGAATATAATTTAACAACCGATAAAACATTTAGTGGTATAATGCAAATAACTGTACCATGTCCTCCTTGGGTTACAACTAATTGGCATTATAGTGGAACATTTTTTTGGTTTAACACAGAAAAATTATTTAGTATAGATGGATGGGATAACTTTGAAAAAGGAAGATTTTCAGTAGAAGGTTATCCTGGAAAAATGGTAGATGTATCTAATTCACATGTTACATTATGTAGTGAAAATTGTAATTGGAATTCATATCAACCAATGATATGGAATAAATATCTAAATAAAACAACATTAGAAGCAATTCAATATACCCAATATTGGGAATTATATAATCAAATATTTTAAAATGTATTCAGTTATTATACCTACAATGTGGAAATGTAATAGATTCCAACAAACACTTAGAGAATTAAGTGCACATGAATTAGTTGGGGAAATTATCTTAATAGATAATACACCAAATGATTTAAAAATAGAATTACCAAAATTAATTCATATATTAGAAGGAAAAAATACATATGTTACGGCCCCTTGGAATAAAGGAGCTAAATTAGCAAAGTATGATAAACTTTTAATCCTAAATGATGACATTTGGATGGATTGGCAGATATTGAACACCTTATATGATTTTATTACACCTGAAATAGGATTAATAGGATTAGATGAAATACCATACAATACCTACCCTAGTTTAAGTTTTGGATTGCAACCGATTGAACATAGACATGGTGGGTGGGGTTGTGCAATATTTGTTCATAAAGAAAACTACACTCCAATACCCGAAGAAATGAAAGTATGGGGACAAGATGATTGGTTATTTGTAAAAGCTAGAAATAGAAGAAAACAAAATTACAAATTGGTAGGATATAGAATAGATGGTGAATTATCGGTAACAAATAATATTTTAGATGCAGATAGTGAAATCCATGCAATAAGAGAAAACGATTTACGATTAAAACAACAATATAATTTATTTTAGTTATGTACTTACAAACACCTTACAAAATTAGTTACGATACCACAAAGTATCCATTTAGACAAATAGTTTCAGAAATGTTAGAAGTATGGGAAGGGGATACTACACCATTAGAAGACTTACATACATTGGAACATTATGATTTGTTAGTTAGAGAAAAAGACCAATCTACAATTTGGCATAAAAGATATTACGACAAATATAAAACACAATTTTTACCAACTTATTTAGAATTAGTTAAAGAACTTAAAGAAAGGTTTGGTTATGATGAAATTATCTATCAGAATATTCCAACATTTAGAGTTCAATTAGCAGAAGGTAATTTGGGTGTAGGTGAATGGCATAAAGATAGTACTTACAATCATGGAACTACCGAAGTGAATTTTTGGATGCCATTTGTAAATACTAATGAACAAAACACTATTTGGATGGAAAGTAAAGCAGATAAAGGTGATTACCAACCATATAAAGTAAACTATGGTGAAATTTTAGTATTTAGTGGTGCAAATTTATATCATGGTAATAAAAACAATGATAGTACCCAAACTAGAGTATCAGTCGATTTTCGTTTAGTAGACCCGGCTAAATTCATTCCAAACGAAGCAGGTTCAATCAATATGAAAGCAAAATTTGATGTTGGTGGATATTTTGAAAAATTATAATTATTAATATGGTAACAGTATCAGAAGGTGCAGCAAAAAAACTAAATTCACTAATTGAAGAAAGTGGATTTAAAACTCCGTTTGTTAGAGTAGCAGTTAAAGGTGGGGGATGTAGTGGTTTATCATATGACCTTTCATTTGATACCGAACAACAACCGGCAGATACTCTTGCAGAAAACAATGGAGTAAAAATTCTTATAGATAACAAATCGTTACTATATCTCTTTGGTACTGAATTGGATTTTTCCGATGGATTGAATGGTAAAGGGTTTCAGTTTATTAATCCTAATGCATCCCGTACTTGTGGGTGTGGTGAATCATTTGCATTATAAATTCTTATTATTATTTGGAAAGTATAATTATTTAATGTATATTAGAGTTATAAACAATTACATATGATAAAAATAGTAACAGACACATCGGCTTTAAAAAAGTCAATTCCTACTACAACATTTACAAAAGAAGAACAAGATTTAGCAACAGCTGCATTATTAACTGCAGTAACCGAACAAAAAGGTTTAGGTATGAGTGCAAATCAAATAGGATTAAATAAACGAATTTGTGTAATCAATGTTAGAGAAGAACCTTTGGTATTGGTTAATCCTACAATAGTAGAAGAAACCGAAGAAAAGATAATGTATTTTGAAGGATGTTTATCTTTACCTAAAACAATGCAAAAACCAATTAAGACAGTTCGTTCTTATGGTGTTAAAGTAAAAGCAGATAACTTTCCGGAAGTATTAGATTTCAGTACAAAAGAAAGAAAGCACGAAGATATCAATGCATTATTTGGTGATGTAGATTTATTAGAATCAGTTTGTGTTCAACATGAAATTGACCATTTGAATGGATTAACAATTAGAGATAGACAATATACTGAAACCGTTAGATTAACTGCATTTGCTAAGTTAGGTAGAAACGAAAGATTTATATTAAAGAAAGGTGATGAAACTCTTTCAGTTAAGAAAAAGAATTTATCAACGTATTTAGAACAAGGATGGGAGGTAGCATAATATGGAACTAATAATAATAATTTTAACTATATTTTTAGCAGCAGCCGGTTATGCAATATATAATCTTTTGAATAAATTAGAAAGATACGAAGATGTAATTGCAGCTAACACAGAATCTTATATTCAAATTTTAAATGCTATGAAAGAAATTGACTCAACGGGTGCATTTGAATCCGATGATGAGGTTGGTTCTACGTTTCAAGACTTAAAGAATCTTATAGCCAATAACCAAAAAATATTAAACGGAAACGATAATGGGTAGAAAGAAAAAAGATACTAGATACTTTACAGAAATGACAGAAGCAGCTATTATCGCATACAACAAATCGGATGATAATAGAGAACGAAATAAATTATACACCGAACACATCCATTATTCATTTTATAAGTTATCCGAAAACGTATTAAACACTTGGGGATTTACTTATTTTGATGATGATAAAGAAGATATCAAACATGAAGTAGTTTCTTTCTTATTAGAAAAAATACATAAATTTGAAGAAGGTAAAGGTAAAGCATTTAGTTACTTTACAATTGCGGCTCGTAACTATCTTATCTTAAATAACAATTCTAACTACAAACGATTTAAAGCAACCTCACAATTAAGTGCAATGCCGGTTAGTTGGGATTTAGAAAATGATTTCAAACAAACATCACATAACGAAGAATTTAAAACTTTCAATGATAGAATGCTACAATATTGGGATTTAAATCTTAATAAAGAATTTTCTAAAAAAAGAGATATACAAATCGCAGATGCTGTTTTAGAATTATTTAGAAGAGCAGAATTTATTGAATCATTTAATAAAAAATCATTATACTTATTGGTGAGAGAAATGACGGGTTATAAAACACACTATATAACTAAGGTTGTTTCAAAGATGAAAGAAACCCAAATGAAGTTATACTATCAATTCTTAGATGAAGGTGATATAACACAAGAATCAAAAGACCCGTTTTGGAAACGAACAATTACAAGATGAGAATATTAGGAATATCAGCATTCTACCACGACTCAGCAGCTGCATTGATTGTAGATGGCAAAGTTGTATCGGCACAAGAAGAAGAACGATTTACAGGTATAAAGCATGACCAACGATTTCCTATCAATTCAATTAATTGGATTCTAAAACAAAACAAATTAAAGATTAACCAAATAGATAAAATTGTTTGGTACGAAGACCCTAAGAAAAAATACGAAAGATTTAAAGAACAATGGTTTAGGTATTTTCCTAAAACAATTGGTTTAACTAAGAAACTTATATTTTGGAGAAAGAATAATAACATTGAAGATATTATTCGTACACAATTAGGATATAAAGGTTCAATAGAATATGTAGAACATCACATATCACATTTAGCATATTCATTCTATACATCACCATTTGAAAACGCACATTTATTCTCCGTAGATGGTGTTGGTGAAAACGAAACAGCAATATTAGGATTAGGCTTAAAAGGTAGATACATACAACCATTAGAGAGAACTTATTTCCCACATTCATTAGGATTATTATATGCAAGTATTACTGCATTCTTAGGATTCAAACCAAATAGTGGTGAATACAAAGTAATGGGATTAGTGGCGTATGGTAATCAAAAAGATTTGTATAGAAAACAATTTGAAAAGATTGCTAAACTAAATGGTAATACATTAGAATTAGATATGAAATATTTCTCATATCATTATTCAGAGAAAGGTATGTTTACTTCTAAACTAGCAGAACTATTTAATGTAGCACCGAGAACGCCTGAAAGTGAGTTAGAACCTGTTTATATGGATATTGCATTTTCATTACAGGCACATTACGAAAGATTGTTTTTCCAAATGTTAAATACTTTTTACAAACATTACCCACAGGACAATTTATGTTTGAGTGGTGGGTGTGCATACAATGGATTAGCAAATGGTAAGATAACATTACAAACTCCTTACAAGAACGTATATGTACCGCCGGCACCATCTGATGCAGGTTCTGCTATTGGATGTGCTTTGTATGTATATTATAAATCATCAAATTATAAAAGAGTGGATAATTCAAATCCATTTTTAGGACCTTCATATGGTGCAGCTGATTTTATATCTGCAATTGCTAATTTAGTTCCACATGATAAAGTAAAAAGATTTGAAAACTATAATCCATTAATTGAAAAGGTAGCTGGTTTAATTAATGATGGTGCAATTATAGGATGGTTTCAAGATGGTAGTGAATTTGGACAAAGAGCATTAGGACATCGTTCTATATTAGCCAATCCAACAATCAAAGATATTAAACCAAAGGTAAATAGAGTAATCAAAAAGAGAGAAGGATTTAGACCTTTCGCACCAATGGTTACATCCGATGATGCAAACAAATACTTTGAAATGTTAGGACAAGAAGTTCCTTATATGAATCAAGTATTTAAAGTTAAAGATAAATTTATTGCGGGATTACCATCTATTACTCACGCCGATGAAACAGCTAGAGTTCAGACAGTTCGTTCTACTTTCAATCCATATATTTTTACACTACTTAAAAAGTTTGAAAAGTTAAGTGGTTATCCTATCTTACTCAATACCTCATTCAATCTTAGAGGTCAAACAATGGTATTAGATCCTGAAACTGCAATAAAAACCTTTTACTCATGTGAAATGGATTATTTAGTGTTAGGTAATTATTTAATATCAAAATAACTTAATTTTTTTTGAGTTTATTGTTGTTCCTTAATATTTATACTAAAATAAGGAAACTAAACAATGGCAGGATTAACCGTAGACGAATTATCAGCATCCTTTGATGCTAGATTAGATAACAATTCACAAAATTTATTACTATGGAGTGGTTCATTTCAAACAAAATTGGATGGACTGGGTATAGCAAGTATCAATGCATTTTCAGGAGCAATCAGCACTTCTCTTACTAATTTAAGTTCAAGTGTAAGTGCAACTTCAACATCTTTTAATGCAAGAATTAATAGTAGTAATTCAAATCAAACAACACTATCGGCATCAGTAAGTGATGATGTAAGTAATTTAAATTCCATTATAGATGGTTTAAATGATTTTAGTGCATCTATAACTTCTTCATTTAATTCTTTAAGTGCATCGGTTAGTTCAACTAGTGCATCTTTTAGTACAAGAATTAATACGTTAAGATTGGATGCAGGTGGAGTTAGTACTGCAGATTTTAACGCACTTACACAATCATTAAGTGGTGTTATCAGTAGTAGTGCACAATTAAATGGTGCAAGTATTACAAATTTAAGTATTACTAATTTAACAACTATTAATGAAACAAGTTCAGTAATATACTCAAGTGGTTCAAACCAATTTGGTGATAGTTTAGCTGATAATCATATTTTAAGTGGTAGTGTAAAAATAGTTGGTAGTGGTAGTTTGAATGGTTATACAATATTAACTTCAAATGATACCGCATCTTTTTTAACTTCACTTAACGGAGCATTAAGTTCTTCGGCACAAGTATTGAATGGTAGTAATGTATTTAGTAGTTCGGCACAATTACCAACTGGGTTAGTTAGTGCAAGTTCTCAAATATTAGATGGTAGTGGATTATTTAGTAGTTCAGCACAATTACCAGCAGGTTTAGTATCTGGTTCATCTCAATTACCTGTTGGATTAGTTAGTGCATCTTCACAAATTTTGAATGGTAGTAACATATTTAGTAGTTCGGCACAATTACCAGCGGGTTTAGTTAGTGCTAGTTCACAAGTATTAGATGGTAGTGGATTATTTAGTTCATCTGCACAATTACCAGAAGGTTTAGTAAGTTCTTCTATTTCTACCGGTTCATTTGCAACAACTGGTTCAAACGCATTTAATGGTACACAAACAATAACTGGTTCATTAATCGTAAGTGGTAGTGGAGATGCATTATTTGTAAGTGGTGGTCAAACAGTTAGACTTGGTAGAGCTTCATTATATACAGGAACCGGTGCATATGATGGTAATGTATTTTTACAAGGTTTACAAACTAAATTATATGCAGATAAAGTTGTGTTAGAAGCAGCAAGTGCATTGGGTGTAGAAGTAATCGGTAATACTAAATTAACCGGTTCGTTGACAGTTAGTTCATCAGCCGCAGTTGATTTAAATGTAATAGGTGCAGTAAATATAACTGGTTCATTAGAAGTATCTTCATCTAATACTTTAACTTGGTATACTCCAAAACTTGATATATACAATCCAGATCCAAGTGGAGCTTCTTCATTCCAATTAAATAAATATAGTACTGCATTAGGTGGGTATTATAACTTTACTATTAGAAACAATGGTGATGCGAGTAATGGTGTGTGGCTTAGTAATGGTAGTCAGCCTATTAAAATAATGACAGATGATGTTATTACGTTAAGTGGAACTAATGGTGATGCAGGCAATGTAAAAGTAATCGGTAAATTAAATGTAACCGGTTCAATTGGTATAAGTGGTTCAATTATACCAGCAGTTGGTACAGGTACATCAACATCTTCATTCTCATTAGGTTCTGCAACAAATGCATGGAAAGACCTTTGGGTATCAAATGGTACTATCAATTTCTTAGGTGGAGATGGTACACCACAAGGTACACTATCATCAACCGCAACAGGACTTCAATTAGGTAGTTCTACAATATCCGGTTCATTAATGATAAGTGGTTCATTGACAACAAGTGGTAGTGTTAATATGGGAGAGGGTAATACTATTGGTAATTTTGGAAATCTTATAGTAGGTTCGTATAATGTGGCAACAGGTTCTGCCGGTGTTGTATTTGGTAATGGTTCAAAAGCTAATGGAGAGTTTGCAGTATCACTGGGTTCTTCACTAATATCCGATGGACAATCATCATTAGCACAAGGTGCAAATAATAAAGCATTAGCAAATTACACACACGCAGAAGGACAAACTACAAGAGCAACGGAATTAGGAGCACACTCAGAAGGTTCGGCAACTTTAGCAAATGGTCAGTTTGCACACTCAGAAGGAAGATTAACATCTGCATCCGCTGATTACGCACATGCTGAGGGGCAAGATACAAAAGCAACTGCTGAAACTTCGCACGCAGAGGGAAGGGGTACAGTTGCATCTGGGATTAATTCTCACGCCGAAGGATATAACACTCTTGCATCTGGATTAAATGCCCACGCAGAAGGAAGTAATACAACTGCATCTGCAGCCGTAGCACACTCCGAGGGAATTGATACGAAAGCGGTTGGACAAGGTTCGCACGCAGAAGGTACTGGTTCTTGGGCAGGTGGTAATTACTCTCACGCAGAAGGATACGGAACAAGAGCTAACGAAGATTATGAATTAGCTATCGGTAAATTTAATGCGGAAACGTATAATGGTTCTGTATTTGTAATTGGTAATGGTACAAGTGATGCTAATAGAAGTAATATTGTTAGTGTTAATACTGGTAGTGTTGCATTTGGTGGTTCACTTTTAATGAGTGGTTCAATTATACCAGCAGTTGGTGTAGGGCAATATACTTCATCATTTAGTTTAGGTTCACCGACAGCAGCTTGGAAAGATATTTATGTATCAGATGGTACTATTAATTTCTTAGGTTCTACTGGTAATACCATTGGAAGATTAAGTGCAACCGCAGATGGATTGAGTGCACTTTCATTATTACTTGGAACATCATCTTTTGGTGGAAATGAAGTTGGACAATTATATATTGGACAAGGTGCAACTAATAATCCAAACAACGTAGCAATTGGTAGAAATGCATTAAATTCAATAGATACTTCTGGTGGTGGTGCAGATGGTATGTTTAACGTTGCAGTAGGTTCAGATGCGTTAACTCAAGTAACTAACGGTCAAGGAAATACAGCAATAGGGCATGATGCAATGGGTGGTGCCAATGGGTTTTATAATACCTCTATTGGACACTACGCTGGATATGCGGGTGGTGGAAATGGTAGTGTTTATGTAGGTTATAACGCCGGAAGACAAATAACTAATACGGGTGCCGGAGGTGGAAACGTTGCATTAGGATATGAAGCGTTAATGAGTAATGGTACTGATGTGTTTTTTGCAGCTAACGTTGCAATTGGTAACAGGGCCGGATATTATTTAAGTGGTAGTTCACATAATAATATTATATTGGGAGATAGAACAGGTCCACAATCTTATAAAGAAGAAAATTATAAATTATATGTAGGTGATGGTGCAACTCCATTATTAACAGGTAGTTTAGAAGCGGGTAATCTTTCATTGGGAATAAATGGTGCAACTACAATTGCAACTACATTAAATTTAAAACCACAAAATCCATTACCTACTGGAACATTGGGTACTATGGCTGTATCTGGTTCTAGTTTATATTTCCATAACGGAACTAGTTGGAAGGCTGTATTATTAGATGCATAATTTTAATATAACATAAAAAATTAAAGGTGGTAAGTAAAATTACCACCTTTTTTTATTGTATATATTTATTAAAAAGTATTTATGGCAAATGTAGACATGAATTTCCCACTATTTAAGGGAAAAACATTTAGTGATATCCTAAGTGATATTTACGATAATCAACAAAGCAAAAAGAAAAATATTTCATCTTTAATTGAAGAAATGAGAAAGTTAGTTACTAAACCAACCGATGTAATTACTATCGGTCCTATCATTACACAATTAATTGAAGCAAGTATAACCAACGATGACCACCTAATTAAGATTGCAAATATAGCACAAAAGTTAGTATTAGCAAACACTAAAAAAACAGGAGATGAAGGTTGGTTAAGTGAAGATGATAAGAAACAATTATTAGATGAGTTAGATGTGGTAGCTAAGGAAATTACACAAAGTACCGATGATAAGATTGAAGATTTAGAATTTGAAATTGAATCATTAAAAGAAAGTATAAATAAATAATGGCTAATTTTTATTCATCACAACACCAATCAACCGCAGCCGCTTCTAACAAAGCTGGGATGTCAACTGATGTTGCAATTGTACATAGTGTTGTATTAAGTATTGATGATATTAAACCACCGATATCAGAATTTGATAAATTATTTATTGAACATGAAGCCGGCGATTATATTACGCAAGATGGATTATACTATGGTTCTATTAAATATAGAAAACCAGGTGGAGCAACTGAAACAAACGAAGACCTGTTACCTGTTGCATATCCATTAAAGAGAGAATGTTTTCAATTACCGGTTGTAAATGAAATTGTAAAAATATACAATATTTCGGGTAAGGATTATTATGAAAAAATAACACCTGAGAATTTACCGAATTTTAGTACAAACCCACAATTAATATTAGTTTCAACAAAACAAACAGATGAAGGAGCGGGTGCTGGTAGTACGTTGGGTAATTATCAAGAAACCTCAAACACCGGTATAGCAAGTACAACTGGTAAAAGTGGTGGTGGGGAAACTATTAAAAATGGTTTTGCAGGTAAATATTTTAAACGTAACCTAAAAACGCATCAGTTAGCATTAAACGAAGGTGATACGATATTGCAAGGTAGGTTTGGGCAATCAATTCGTTTTAGTGGTTACATTCATGATGATAAAGATAACGGAACAGCATTTCCAGCTTTATTGATTCGTAATGGTGAGAGTGCAGATAATCAAAAGAAAAAAATATATGATGTTGTTAGTGAAGATGTAAATAAAGATGGTACTTCAATTCAAATAACATCGGGTCAATATAAAACACTTTACGATTCAACTACTATAAAAGTTACTAAGGAAGCAAATTCAAAATACCCATCATCTGACCAATTAATAGGTGACCAGATTGTAGTTAATAGTGGTAGAGTAATTATATCTTCAAAAAATGCAGAAACATTTTTGTTTAGTAAGAAAACATTTAGTATCTTTACCGATGATGTTGTTACAATTGATAGTGAAAAAGGATTAAAATTTATTTCTCATAATGGTAATGTTGATATTATTGCAAAGCGTAATAAAAATATTATATTAGGAGTAAATACAGGTGGTAAAGTGTTTCATGGTAAAGATGGTGCAGACCAACAAGCTATCTTAGGTAATAAGTTAGTGGCTTTATTAGGACAATTAATCGATGCTATAAATCTAATGCAATTTCAAACATATATCGGGCCCACAATGCCTGGACCAATAGATAAAGCAAGTTTCAATAAAATTAAAAATGAATTGAAAAATACATTATCTAAAAATAATTACTTAGTATAATGTCTTGGAAACAATTTGAAAAAGAAGTAGTAGAAAAATTAGAAACGGAGGGATTTAAAAACCCGGATGATTTTGCTAAATTTTTTACAAATAAATACGATGAATGTGTTAAGAGAGGAGTAGATTTAGTTACCTTTAATACTGTTTTAAAAGGTAATAAAGATTTTATGTATTCTATGATTCAAATTGCAAATTTAGTATCAATAGCAGCTACAACTCCGGCATTATACGATTTATATTTTAATATGTTAGGAGATGCGGTAGTAGGTTATTGGAGTGGTGCTAAATTAACAACATTCTTTACACCCATCATTCCTGCACCTGGAACAATTATGAATATAGGTGTAACTGATAATAGTGTTATTAATCCTGGAATTTGGGTTAAAGCAAAAGTTCCACCGATGAAAAGTGTTAGAGTATTTGTTAAAACATTTGTATCATATGCAAAAATACATTTGGCGACAGTACAAGGATTATGTAGTACAATATCATTATATCCTCCACTTTCTACACCTGGTCCCGCAATGTTACAATGGCAAGGTTTTAAAGTAGTTGAACCAAAAACAAAATATACAAACAATCCCGCCGATAGTTATGAAGCACCAATTGATGGCGCTAAAGTAAATTTCACATTTGATAAAGGAATAGAAATATCTGTTACAAAGGTAAATGATAATTGGTCTTTCGTAAAAGATACAAATAGTAAAAGTGGTTTTATCAAAAAAGAATTTATAACAGATAAGAAACCATAATTAGAAAAAAACAATAATTATATATAGAAAAAACAATTTTATGGACCAAACACAATTAATCAAAGCAATAGTAAAAGTTTTAAGAGAGGATATTAGAAAAACTCTTAAAGAAGAAATACGAAATGCTGTTCACGAAGTGTTAAACGAACAAATTGAAACACCGAAAAAACAAGTGAACGAGAGTTACGAATTTAAATCAAAAGATGATGGTAGCTATGGTACAATCCAATATGGACAAAGACCACAGGCAGCAAGACCTATGATATCTCCGGCTGATTTGGGATATGGTGATAATTTTAGAGAATACTCACAACCTGAACCTGCGATGGGTGGAACTCAATCAGAGTATGGTTCTTATTTACAAGGACAAGAAGAAGGTGGTATTCCATTAGAACATAAGATGGCTATGGCAGCGAGGCGAAATCCAGAAGCAGCACAATCAGTTATGAAAGCAATGACTAGAGATTATTCTCAATTAGTAAAAAAATTCAATAAGGGGTAATTAAATTGGCATTTGAATTAGAAAAATCGTTTGTAATTGATACACAAGATAAAAGTGTTGGAGTGTCATTGCCTATTGGTGGTGGCAACAATGGCTATTTTGGTGTAAACTATACTACGAAAAATCAAATCAAAAGTAATTTAAAAAATTTAATATTAACAGAACCCGGTGAGAGGTTAAGTAATCCTAAATTTGGAACTCCATTAAGACAATTCATATTTGAACCATACGAAGATGGTGATTTTGAAAGTAGAATTGAAGATGTTATAACAACAGCAATATCAACGTATTTACCATATGTTAGTATTGAATCTATTATATTTGAAAATAACAATGATTCAAAAGATAAACATTTGGTAAATTTAGAAGTAAATTATTCAATAAACTTTTCAGCAATACCCACAACTGATACATTAACAATTTCATTATAAAATGGCACTTAATCCAATAGATAAAAGCTGGTCTACAAACAAAAAAGACGTTAAATATGTGAATAGAGATTTCACATCTTTAAAGCAAGCATTGGTTGAATTTACTAAAACATATTTTCCAAATACCAATTCCGATTTTAGTGATGCATCTCCTGGTATGATGTTTATGGAACAGGCCGCATATGTGGGTGATGTTCTTTCATATTATACCGATGCTCAATTAAAAGAATCATTTATTAACGTAGCAAGTAATTATTCAAATATTCTTATACACGCTCAAAACTTTGGCTATGTTCCTAAAATAAGTAGACCTGCGGTAACAACATTGACGGTATATCAAACCGTTCCATCTATATTAAATGCAACAGGAACAGGTACATCTGAGCCTGATTTTAATTATTGTGTAAAAATAAAAGAAGGAATGGAAGTTAAATCAGAATCCAATTCTAATATAATATTTACTACATTAGATATGGTAGATTTTACCAATCCTATCAATAGAACGGTATCGGTATTAACTCAAGCTAACGGAGCACCACAATTGTATTTATTAACAAAAACAGTTCAGGCTATTAGTGCAGCGGTAGTAACGATAACAAATGATTTAGGAAGTTCATTTAAACCAAATCCTACAATTAATATTACAGATTCTAATTTTATAAAAATTATATCAGTAGTAGATGAATCAAATAATTCATATTACGAAGTTCCATATTTGGCACAAGAAATGATTTATATAAAAGAAGCGAATGCTTCGATATATGACCAAACATTGGCATCGGGTAGTGTTGATACACCGTATAATTTAAAATTAGTTAAAACAAATAAAAGGTTTACAACTAGAATAACAGATGTAGATAATGTTCAATTAAGATTCGGCGCGGCAAGTGAAACTACTGCAGATGAAATGATTGTACCAAATACTAAAAACGTAGGATTAGGATTAAATAATTCAATTAGTAGATTAGAACAATCATTTGACCCTTCTAATTTTTTAAAAACATCTACATATGGAATTGCACCTACCGGTGAAGTTACCATTAAATATTTAGCGGGTGGTGGTATTAGTTCAAATGTTGTTTCAAATGATTTAAGAAAAATTGTTTCAATGGAATTTGATGAAGATTTATTAACATTTAATTCAACTACATCACCATTATATCAATCATCCAAAGCATCAATTGCAGTGGATAATTTAATACCTGCTACTGGTGGTAGAGGTATTGAAACATTAGATGAAATAAGAGAAAATTCAATTGCAAACTACGCATCGCAAAATAGAGCAGTAACTAAACAAGATTACGAAATTAGAGCATTATCAATGGATGCTTCATTTGGTAGTATTGCCAAAGTATATGTGGAGCAGGATTCCCAAAATAACCCATTTGCAATCAATATGTACACACTTGGATATAATTCTAATGGAAACCTTACCCAACTAAATACAGCAACTAAAAACAACCTTAAAACCTATTTAAATGAGTATAGGTTAATTACAGATGCTATAAATTTATTAGATGGTTATATTATTAACATTGGGGTAAATTTTGAAATAACAACATTTTCAAATTATAATAAAAGAGAAGTTGTATTAAATTGTATTCAATCAATAACAAACTATTTTAATATCTACAATAGAAAAATTAATCAACCAATTAATTTGGGTGAGTTAGAATTAGAATTAGCAAATGTAAATGGTGTAGCAACAGTTCCAAAATTAGAAATTTACAATATATGTGATGATACACATTCTCACAATGAATATGATATTAAAGCAGCAACAAAGAATAAAATTGTTTATCCATCATTAGACCCTTCTATTTTTGAATTGAAGTTTCCTAATACTGATATTAAAGGGAGAGCATTATAATGATATTATTTTATACAGCATCACAAGATGCAACTATATACTTACAACAACCTTACCAAAATACCGGTATAGATGAAATGTTGGAATTATCAAAAGTATACTATGGTGATACGCAGGATATGAGTAGAGTCTTAATTCAATTCGATACTACGGAAATATCTAAAAGTATAGCAAATGGTACAATACCAAGTGGTTCATTTACTGCATCATTACAATTAAAGATAACTAAGGCGGATGAGATTGCCGCTAGATTTAATATAGAAGCATATCCAATTTCTCAAAGTTGGGAGAATGGTACTGGTACTCGTTTTGATAATATTACAACCAATGGTGCAACTTGGTATTATAAAAATGGTGATGATACATCTACTATTTGGAATAATACATATGTAGCAGGACAAGGTGCAAGTTTTAATCCTTTCACAACCGGCTCTCAGACAGGACTTGGTGGTACTTGGTTTACATCATCGGTAGCATCACAATCATTTCAATACACAATAGAAGATATTAATTTAGATGTTACTTCATTTGTTAAAAGATGGAATAGTGGTAGTATAACAAATAATGGCATCATACTTAAATTTCCTACCGATAAAGAAAATGATTCGGTTGATTATGGTAGTATTAAAATGTTCTCAAAAGAAACTAATACAATTTATCAACCTAAATTAGTTATAACTTATTTAGAAACTGATGCAGTTAGTGGAAGTTTAATAAACATTACCGATTTTATTAATAGTAGTAGTTATGATGTTTCGTATAGATGCTATTCACCAAATTTAAAAACCTCATATCAAGAAGGTCAAAAAGTAACTCTTAAAATTGATGCAAGAGAATTATATCCAATCAAACAATTTAATTCTACATTTGTATATCAAGTTAAATACTACTTACCATCAACCGCATATTATAGTGTAATTGATACTTTAACAAAAGAAACAATCATAGGATATTCGGAAGCAAGTAAAGTTATAAAAGGTGAATTTAATAGTTTAATAAAATTAAATTTCCAAAATTGGTCGGTTGGTAGAAATTATACATTATTAGTAAAATCAATTACTAATGATAATGAAGAAATTTTTGAAATAGGTACATTTGATATTTACAAATAATGGCAATAGAAAAAAAATATATTACGTTAAGTGATTTAGATGATAATCAAAGTGTATCAACTAAATTATATGTAGACCAATATAATCAAACTGAATTAGAAAAAGCAGTAGATATAACGGTTACGGAATTAATAAATGCATTGCCTGATGTTAATTTGGATTTAGTACCTAAACCTGTGTACGATGCAGAAGTATCACATTCTCAACAATTAGAATTAGATATAACTAAATTAGAATTACAAATTGCAGATTTAACAGCAAGAGTACAGGCATTAACATCAGATAGTAGTTCTTTGTATATATCAAATGATAATTTAAGAGTTACTAATGCAAAATTAGAAAATACAGTTGCATCCGTTCAACAAACAACATTAGAGTTAAGAACTAATTTAACAACATCATTAACAAAAGCATTAAATGAAGCAACCGAAAGAACTGCATTAGAAGCTGAGAATAATGGATTGAATGCACAAAAGAATGCATTGATTAAACAAATCGATACATTGAATAATTTATTAGCACAAGCAAATGCAAGTTTACAAGTTGCCGCTCAACAATTAAGTGCAAAGGCACAGGCAGTAGCTGCGGGTGGTGTTTCAACGGGTCAATTATCCACAATTGTTTGGGAAAAAGGTGACCCTTCAAAAAATGGAAGTTTGGGATATGCACTTGATTTAAATTTAGTTGCAAAGGGTGCTAAGGTAGAAGGACCACCACAATACGCAGCCGCGTGGAGTAGTAATTATGTTGATATAGTAGCTGGGCCTAAGGATATCACAGCAACAATATCTCAAACCTTTTTTACAATAGAATCTCCACTTAGTTTAAAAGCAAACGAAACAAAACGAATTACATTTGATAAACCCATTCAAAGCAGAGTACCTAGTGGAACAAGAGGTTGGACGGGGTTAGGGAGGTCACAGAGAGATTATGAAGAAGTATTAAAAATTACAGTAAAGGATATTGACCCGGCCGGTAAAAGTGAAGATAAAAATTGGAAAATAAAAGTACACTCATACGAATAATAAACTATGGCAATAAAAGATTTTAAAAATATTGAAAACATTAATCTTAATTTAGATTCAACTGCACAATTGGTTGACTCAAAAGATTTAACGATATTCAAAACAGGTGCAAAAAACATTACTGATTTTGGAATGTCTAAAAATGATGTTATCGAATTTAGAGTATATGATATTTCAAATAATTTATTACAGCAAACAAATGGTATTAGTGTAAGGTATATTCATAAGGATGATTTACCAAAATATCTTAAAAGTGATATCGATACAATAACACAAGAAAAAATATTTGAAATTGATGTTGAAAAATTAGTGAGAGAAGCGGGTTATGGTAATGGTGAATTTAAAGTTTCATTTAATTTCTTAAAAAATTATGTAGGAAACGAAGATAAAAAACAAAGAGTTTGGATACATGAAGTATCACCATCTCGTTCGGAAATAAGAGTGATGCCATTATTGGGTACAGATACGTTTTTAAATAATAAAATATCAAATAGATACAACGGATTTTTAAATAAAGCAAATGAATTACGTGGAGTTATTTCTATTATAGAAAGAGCATTAGATTCAATTGAAAATAATATTAGTGATTTAATTGATAAATATTTTATTGAAAAGCATGGACAAAATTGGTTCAATATAGTTATGAAAGATTACCAATTTAATGATACTACATATACTGCATTTAAACAAAAAATATTTTCAAATTTTAAAAAATCTGTTCATTATCAATTTAGTGGTAAAGAGTTTGATATAAATTCAAGTAACTATGGTAATGTAGCAAATATACCATTTGATTTAGATGAGTTTTATTCAACAAATCAAATTTATGGTATATTAGGAAATAGATTAAGTGAATCAATTAATTATTCTTCAAGAACAATTATACAAAAATCTGAACCACTTGTTACACAAGAAGCAATTAAACAAGATACAAGTTCTCAATTATTGCAATCTTTATTAAATACAAATTATAATAGAGTAAGTAACTTAACACAAAATAATAGATTAGGTGAAATATCAAAAGAACCAATTATAATAGATATAAAACCAGAAGTAACATCATCTGTTATTTTACCTCCACCTCCTCCGGTAGACCCACCACCTCCTCCGATAGATAAACCAATACCAATTGATTACGCACCAGGCGGTGGAAGTGGTGATGGTGGTGGCATGAGAGATTATATGCCACCTGGAAATGATGCTGGTATTTGGGGTACTAGTAGTGAGTTCGGTAGAGCACAATCAGAAAGATATAAGTAATAACAACAATTTTATAATAGGATATTTATAATCAATGGCAATACGACACAATAGACAATATATGAAGCCGGTGGATAACTGGGATTATTTATATAATCCAATGGGAGAGTTATTGAATGATGGTAGCCTTTCAGGTGGAGGTGCGTTCGGTGGTGGTGGAAATAGTGGTGGTGGCGGTACCGGTGGCGGCGGTGGTGGTACAAATATTCCACCTACTCCTCCAGGAAATAATATTAAACTTACACTTAAAAATGTAAGTAAATATCCTAATCAGATGAGTTTTGGTGTACAGAATAGTACATATAATGAAAATACACAAGTTGTTATTGATTCAAACACAATAAATGATTCATTGGTAATTAAACCAACTGTATCCGATACTTATATAACACAAAATTATTATCAACTAAATAAAACA